AATTTGAAGATGATAGCCCAAGTTGTTTAGCATATCTACCTACATTACAAGACCAATAACCTGCGGTAGTCCTATCTTTTTTCTGATCACATTTGTGACGAGCTCTAAATGATTTTGCGGCACCTTTGTTCTTATTTCTTACTCTTAAATTAGGATCACCGAAAGAAACTTTTTTTATTCCACCTGATTTACTCTTAACGTAAACTGAGAATTTTTTAGGTCCTCCTGATGTTCTGAATGGTTTGTTTAACTTAACATTTTTACCTCTATGTTTCGCTTCATCTAAAATATCTTCTTCTGTTTCTGTTTCAGAAATATAAGGTGCGTCTAAATAAATGTATTCACCACCTTTTTTTATCTTAATCCCCAAATCAGATTCAACTATCATTGTATCTTCTTCATTTAAAGATATTTTACCATCTTTCCACAAAGACCTAACCTCATTAATTAAATCAAAATATTTTTCAGAATAAACTCTAAAAACATTATTTGTTAATGTTAAACCATTATCAATGTGATATTGAAGGGACTCAGAAACTTCAACATTTTCTTTTATGATGAGTGTTGGATCTATGTATTCCTCCAAAACTTCTTTAATTATTTTTTTTAAATTATCCATATTACTTAAATAGTTAAAAATTTACTCCCAATCCAAAAGTTCCATTATTAATTATAGGATCGTAATCCATTTTTATTGTGAAGTTTTTATAATCGTGTAAAGCACCTATTTTTATTGTTGTAAATCTATCCAAATATTTTGGAAACGTTATGTACCCTAAATCATCTTTTCCTCTCCATTTAACGTCTTCACTTACAGTTCCGATCATCATATGAATACCTGTTCTTTTTATTCTTTTTCCAGCTCCAATATAAAAACTTTGTCTTTGTACCAAATCATTTACAAGTGGAAAGTCAACTTGAGTAACATTTCCAAAAGGGAAAAATGTAGACTTATCTCTTTCAATACTTGCGTTATATTCCGTTATCAAATATCCTTTATTACCGATTGTAAAGAACCCACCAACTTGTTTGTCTGATGTTTTTTGGATACCAAAACTAATAACTGGTTTCTTACCTCTAATAGTATCTCGTTTACCATTATCATATATGTAAACTCTTGCAGGTTGTCTATATCCCCAATCGTTTAAGTAAAAACTAGGGTTCCAATAATTCCAACCAAATGTAGGTGCTCCCCACATATCCCATCTGTTCCATCCCCATCCGAATCCACCATTAAACCATGGGTCTCTTACAATTATGTTTGAACCTGGTCTTGTTCTTATAGGTCTATCATTCCCTCTTGATGGAGGTTGACTTCTCCAATTACTAACATCGTTTCTTTGTGGAACTGATGGTTGTACCGATGGTGTGGATCTTTGTGGTGTTGATTGTTGTTGAGGTGGATTAGTTCTCCATGTAGAAACTTGTCCAAAAGCTAATAACGGAGAAATCAATAAAGTTATTAATATGTTTTTCATAGTTATACGTTTTATTATAAATATTTTATTTTTTTACTTTTATCTTCCAATATACCCCTCCATTGATGAATGGTCTAAATTCACCTGTAACTCCGTCAACGGTTCTATTTGCAACACCTACACCTACTTGATACAGGTGATCTTTTTTTGTTTTAAGTATCAAACCCATTCCTAATGAATTTACCCAATCCTCTCTACTAATTGCCCCGTTAACTCCGAAAAACATTTGGTTTTTAATAGGTGGTGGTTCAGGAGCCTGTTCTCTTACTATTTTAGGTTTAAGTGTTGCTGACCAATTTCTTGACGCAATTTTATTTTCAGACACTGTCTGATTCAAGTATACGAACCCTTGGTTGTTATTCAACTTTAATGTGTCGTTAAATGAGTTGGTAACATAATAATTTTGTAGTATTGCTGCAGTATCAACTGAAATATATGTTGGAACATATATTGTAGTATCGTGATAGATATCCTCACCTTTAATAACATAAGGTACCTCAACTTCCATTGAAATGGTGTCATGAATTGGTTCTGATGGGACTTCTTTGATAACCTCCTTTATTCTTGGTGGTTTGTCTGATTTCAACAATACAATTAATGTTATTATTAAAGCTAAAATTATAAAATGTCTTACATCTAATATCTTTTTCATAGTCTTAAAGTATTACTCTTGATCCTATCAAGAAGTTATTAAGTAATGGTACGCCCTTTTCGGTTGACGCTGAGAATTTGTAATTAAAACTAAATCCAAACCTCTTACTTATTTTATAGTCAAATGACGATCCAATTAAAAACCCAAATTGCCTATTAACAGTTGTCTCTCCTGTCTTTGAATTCCAATTTATTGGTGAATTCATAACGAATACTTGTGGAGATAGTGTTATTTTATTATCAACAGGATAAGGTTTTGTCCAAAACGTAACCACTGATGTTGAAAAAGACGTATTGAATATTTCTTTCGTTTCTCCTGTTTTATAATTCACTATTTTTGTATCCTTCAACAATAAAGTTATGGCTCCCAAATTGTATCCGTAGGTACCAAATTTAGGATGTGGTTTGATATAGGTGTAACCAATAAGATTCATATAGTTTCCTTCCAAATATGCCCCTGTTATTGAGTATGAATGGATAGCATTGAGTTGTCCCTTATCAAAATCCATCTTGGTATATCCACCGCTTAGAGCAAATTGCTTTAATGTGCTCCAAATTAGTGCTGTTGCACCCCAGCTCTCGTTACCGGCCATTGACGACTTACTTACACCAAAAGATACTATCGCATTAAATTTGAAGTCGGGTCCTTGAGCCGTTGTTAGGTCAGAAGCGACTAACATGGGGTTTGTTGCAACAGACTTTTTTTTCTCTTCCTTTTTTTTCTCTTCTTTTTTCTCCTCTTTCTTTTCTTCACTCTTACTTTCAGATTTTGATTCCTCTGATTTACTTTCAGATGAAGAACTACTACTTTCCGATTTTGATTCTGCACTTCCTTCGCTTGATCCACCTGAACCCCCACTTGATGAAGATGATTCCCCAGATGAGGACGACGATTGGGATGAGGATTGTGAGGATGATGAAGTTGATGATGATGACGCAGATGAAGAGGCAGCTCCTGAAGCACTTGAACTTGCGGCTGCGGACGCGGATGAACTTGCGGCAGAGCTCGCAGCTGATGATGCCGCTGAACTTGCGGCCGCGGATGCCGCTTGTGATACCGCAGCTGTCACTGTTTGTTGTACTACTAAACTTGTTGGACATGGAGCGGCAAATACACTTTTTACCCAAGAATCAACCTCTCCACTAACAAATTGGGAATAGTTGAATACTTTAGATTTATTCCTTACAACAATTGTAACACCGTTGGTTATTATCGGTATTACAACAACATAAGTTTTTAAATCACATGGGTCGATGTATGTTTGCGTTATTACTTGCCCTGATGATTTAAGGGAAAATAATATCATTAGCAAAAATAGACCGACCCATTGTTTCATTATTTACTGAATATTCCTTTTTTAACCATTTTACCTAAAATGTTAGCACATGCAATATCCAAAGCTTTTTTGGTTGATATACTAATCGTAGATTGATTAAATTTAACAGGATCAACTGTAGCATCTGATAAAAAAGTTAATTCTCTTGTTGTTTTTGCCTCACCTAATCCTGACGCTGCAATGATTGTCCCATTCTCAGCATCTGTGAACCTAACTTGTAAACCAATACGTGTCACCAACATATTTTTTACACCGTCTTTTAAATTAACAGTTTCATCTTCAGAAACAGAATAGTCGTAACATTCGATTTCAACAAAATAGTGAGCTAATTTAATCTTACCTCTACCGTCTAATTTGTTTTCAGAAATTCCCGCTTGAGAAGCTTGGAATTGTTTTACCATTCTATTTTTTATTTCTGTTTTGTCTTCTGTAAATTCAAAACGATTTAAATTATCGAGGTATTCAAGAACGATGTTTGTAACACCTAAACCAACTCTTTTTTCTTTTAGTTCAGGATACATTTCATACATCTCATCATTAATACCACACTTAAGAAGCTGAATATTTTTCTTAGGTCCTTCGTAATCCAAATAAGCAGAGATGTCTGATTTAGTTTCAAACGATGCCTTATAATCTTCAGTCTTAGTTTTTCCAATTGTTTGGGAATAAGCCCCCACACTTAACAGTGAAACTGCTAAGGAAAAAATTACTTTTTTCATGTTATTTTAATTTATAAATGGGGTTAATATCACGCTAAATCCAAATGAAAGGATAGCCAATCCGAATGCGATAATCCCTATCGTTAATAGGAATTTTAGAATTTCTTGAGTCTTTTCCATTATATTATTTTTTAGGTGCTTCATACCAAATGTTATCAGGATTATTTTTGAATGTTCCATCAAATTTCCAATCTATTTTGTTAATCATATCTCTTTGTCTTTCTTCTTGTCCAGAAATTTCCAAATAGACACAAAATACTTGGAAGCAAAGTGCCGATACCACCCAAAGCAAACATAACTTTAGGAACCCTAACACCATTAGTTCACTTAATCTGTTTAAATTTATTGTTTTCATAATTTTTAAGTTTTAATTTATTCTACGTCTTTGATTTTACCACAAATCAAACACTCTTCATCACCATCTTGATCTGAATCACCCCAAATGTGTTCACAGTTTCTATGGTCAAAGTATTCATCGATAATACCGTCACCGTCATTATCAATTCCGTCCATTATACCATCACCGTCTTCATCTATTTCTACTTTAGTTGATGATTCAGTTTTATCATTAGATATTAGGTAAGGTTTCTCATTATTTACTGTTTCACCTATTATTGGTGATTTTGTAGATCCAATTCCAGTATCTGATAATGAAACCCCATCTTCCTCATCCATTTTCTGAACTAACATCTTATCCTTATCAGTATCGCTGAACCAATAGTCAATAATCTTACCATATGATCCAATGAAAGCACCTAATAACAATAATAATAGTTCTTTCCATTCCCCTGCAATTGGTGATTGTCCTAAAACTGCAACAAATATTCCAGCCATAATTAACATGAATCCTCCAAGAACCATGGCAGTAATGTACCATCTTCTTGACATCATCTTATTTAATAGTTCTTTAAATCCTGTATTTTCTTTCATAGTTTTACCATTTAGGTGCCTCTTCCTTAAATTCGTCACCTTCTTTTTTAGGTTTAGGTTTAGGTGCTGGTGCAGGTGTTGATTGTTTAGAACCACTACCTCCATTAATAATCACAGTCTTACCTGCTGATTGTTGTTGAGTTTGTGTGTTGTTAATGTTAATTACTGGAGCCACTTGTTGAGTTGGGGCCGCAGCTTCTTCACCACCTGTTAATTTGTTAGTAATAAATCCACCTACACCTAGTGTAACTGTACTTACTAATGTAATGATAATTCCTTTAAAGGATTTACCCGTTGATTCTTGTTCTACTTCTTCTGACATTTTTTTTTATTTTTATTTTTATTTTATTACGATAGGATATTTCACCTCTTTACCGCTTATATCTATGAAAACCATATCATAGTCTTTTTTTGATAATTCAGATAAGTCATAAACTTTCTTTGTAATACTTTCTGTTGCAGTAAACCCTTCTTTCTTTGAAGGTGTTTCACTACCAAAAGGTATTATTTGTACCGAATACTTCGCACCTATTGTTGTTTCAAATTCCGCTGTTATAATATTTCCTGTTTGAGTAATTGATTTAATTGCGGTTGATGTTGATTGGTTCCCTAAATCAATAACTTGTGGTTGTGGTAGATCCACTTTTCTACAACTCATTGCTAAAAGGGTGATTAAAAAGCCTAGTCCTAAAATTCTGTCTATTCTCTTCATAATTAAAAATTTTTATATCCTGTTAATTTTATTTGTGTTGAATTTAAGTTGATCCCTAATTGAACTCCTTTAGAATCACTAGCGTCCATTGTTGGGGAAACTTTAACTGATGTCAAAATATCAACCCCACTTCCTATTGTTGAAAATCTTACTTTAAACGGTATATTAGTTCCGTTTATTGGTTTATTGTTTTGGTCAATTCCACCAAACTTAACTTTACCATCTTTTGAATTAACAAAAACATACCAAGAATTTGGAAGCTCAGATTTTAATTCTTCGAATTTTATTTTAGTTGGGTCAAACTGGAATTCAAATTGTAATCCACCTACAGCAACCCCATTAGTATTAAGTGTTACTGGTATTTCAACGTTATTAGATGTTACTGTTATGTTAGATAAGTTTACGTCTATTGAACTAACCTCACCTGTTGATGTGTTAATAAACCCTGTATTTGCACTTGCCATCGAAACGAACGCGGTGTTAGTCGATAAACTATTTGCAGCATTTGTTTGAATTGTTTGTACCCCATTATTAGCCGTTACAACTTGAGATGAGTGAGATCTGTTTACATCACCCCATAGAAGATATTTTAAATCAACTATTTCATTAGTTCCTAATACACCGGTTTTTACATATGTTCTTGGATATGTAATATCTTTCCAATTTGTTGTTGTTACTGAACCCCAAGAATTAGAAGGACTATTGTTAAATGAGAATTCGGCCTTAAGACCATAATCATTATTACCCATATTTCTGATGTAAGGTAAAAATGTTGATGTTGTTAAAGTTGAAAAGTTAGATGCGACTTTATAGAATGCCCATGCGGCATCTTTACTAACAAACTCGACAGGACCTGAATACAAGTCAAATAATTGTAAACTTTTGATATTCTCAGGTAATATATTTGTTCCGTTAAACTCTCTTATATCTATGTAAACTCTTGCTTGACCTTGACCATACCCATTAACATTTATTATACACCATTCTGTTTGACCTGCAACAGTTGTTCCTTCAGTTGATCTCCAAGTCGGTAGACTCATAAATCCACCACTACCCGCAACATATCCCGCCGGAACTGTTACTAAAGTATCTATACCAACAACTTGACCTAATAGTCTTGGTAGATCACCTCCATCAATTGTTTTATTTCTATTGATATCTGCAGCATATAATGATTGACCTGTTCTTAGAATTTGACCATTCGTACCATCTAATCCCATTGATGTAAATTCACCTTGTGCTGTTGTGAAATCGGATATTGTAATCGCACCATTGTATATTGCATTTGTATTATCCATACCATGCATTACCGTTACCTCATAAACTTTGTTCTCCGCTAGTAATGATTGGTTGATGTCGACATTACCATTTGATAAAACATTGAATAATTGACCTGTGTTTGATAATGTGTCTCTAAAAGAAACCTTTATCGGTGATAATGAGAATAAATTTGAACTGATATCAACTTTAGCGGTTATGAATTTTCCTGTATTTTGGTTCATTACAACCTCCGTAGATAATGGAGTATCCATTAGTGTTGGAACACCTATACCCTGTCCGTTCCAACCTGCAACAAAGTTTAATTTAACAGGGTCAAATGAATTCGCAGTAGATGCTTGTTTCAATCTGAATCTCAAAACTAAAATTTGAGAGAAAGAGTTATAGGGCATCGCTGAAGTTGTCGCCCATGTTAGAGTAGTTCTTATAATTGCATTAGAACTTGTAACATTATAAGAATATGCCAGACCTGTAGTATATCTTGTTGTTCCATTAGTATTAGTTGTGTTTCCTGCGTAACCATATCCAGGATAATTTTGCCAAGATATTTGTATGTTGGATCCTGCAGGAAGAACACCACCATTACCTCCTGTACCAGTATGATTGATAGAAATTAATTCAAAGTTTGTTTGGTCATACTGAAAGTCAAACAATAATTGTCTTGTTGACGCATCACCATTACCGTTCGCATGAACCATAACGTCGAATTGGTCTCCTCTATCAATAACACCACCATTTATATCGGTAAGAACTCTTGTGTCAGGAAACTTAAATCTAATTTGACTAAATGATGTTAAGGATACTAGTAAAAGTCCTAAAGTTAAAAATTTCTTCATCTTTATTTTGTTTCGAATATTTTAGTAACCAACTTGTCGCTAGCTTTTTTAATTGCATTACTTAACGACGTTTGGTTGAATTTACCTCCGTTATCCACAATCAGTGTGGACATAGAGATTTCGGATGATTCCTCTTCGACAATCACCTCTTTTATTTTTTTATTATCTGTTTTTAAGATACCCTTAAGTCTGATTACAACAGACTCTTCGTTTTTGTGGAAAACCGATACGTTA